TTGTAACTTCAAATCTGAATGTTACTGGTGTATCTACTTTTGCTCAAGGTCTTAACCTGAATGGCAATGTCACTATCGGTGACTCACATACAGATACCCTCACTGTAAATGCACGGGCTGGATTTACCACAGACGTAACACTAGATGAAGATCTTCTAGTAACTGGTATTTCTACGTTTACTGGTGCTATTGATGCAAATGGTGGATTGGATGTTTCTGGTGGAGAAACAATACTTTCTTCCGCGACTGTTAGTGATCTGACTTCAGGAAGAGTTGTTCTTGCTGGTACTTCTGGTGCCCTTGAAGACAGTGGAAACTTTACTTTCGATGGTTCAACTTTGACGGTAACTGGAGACCAAACTGTCTCTGGGACCATCGATGTTCAGACTGATGCATATGTCGGTGCTGGTCTTTCTGTTGTTGGTGTTTCTACATTTACTGATGCTATTGATGCAAACAATGGATTGAATGTATCTGGAGCCGAATCGGTACTTTCATCTGCCACTGTCTCAGACTTGACTGAGAATCGCATCGTCATTGTTGGCACTTCTGGACAACTGGAAGATGATGCAAATCTCACCTTTGATGGAAGTACACTGGTAGTTGGTGCAACTCTTGATGGAACGATCATTGATGCAACTACTCTCCGTGCCCCAGTTGGTGTTGTTACTACTCTTACCACACACGACGTAGTTGGTGCAGCTGCAACATTTACTGAAGCATTTACCCTTGGTTCTGGTGGTACTAAGTATAGTTTCCCAGTTGCTGATGGTTCTGTAGATCAAATTCTGGTTACAAATGGCTCTGGAAGTTTATCTTTCTCGGATGTTCCATCCAGCATGGTTATTAGTGCTGGTTATGCATCTACAGATAGAGTAAATCTTCTCACAGATACTTTTACTGTTGCTGCAACTAATAATGAAACTAGAACAACATTAACAGACAATACAATTACAGTTGGTCTTGCCACTGATATCGTTGTTGGTGGTGGTGTTACAATCACCAATGATCTTCTTGTTCTTGGTAATTTAACTGTTGAAGGAACTGAAACGATTATCAACGTTGATTTCCTTGACGTTCAGGATAAACACATTGGTGTTGCATCTACATCTACGGCTTCTAATATAACCGCTGATGGCGGTGGTTTCTTTGTTCATGGTGGTAGTGACGGAGACAAGACTATCTTCTGGAGTTTAACTCAAAGTGGTTTTGAGGTAAACCAAGATTGGTTACCAAATGCCGATGGATCATTTGATCTTGGTAATACAAACAGAGAATGGCAAAATCTGTTTGTTGATGGTCTTGCAGAACTAGATGATGTCAATGTTTCTGCAGCCGCAACTATCGCAACGTTAAATGTAACTGGCACTTCAACTCTTGCAACAGTTGATATCAATGCAGGTAACATTGATAATACGATTATTGGTGCAGCAACAACTGCAGCTGGTACATTTACAACCCTGACCGCTGGTACAATTGTAACTGGTGGAAGATTGGATGCGGGACAGACAACATTCGATACTTTAAGAGTAACGGGTGTTTCAACTCTTGCATCATTAATTCTTTCTTCTGGAACTAATACTAACGGTGCGGCATACTTTGATGCCAATGGTCAGTTGCAATCAACCGCAACTCCTTCCGCTGGTATTCAAACCTCTAACTTTATTTTAACAACGAACGCCTCTGGCGTTCCTTCGTGGACGGACACTATTGATTGTGGAACATTCTAATCTTGACGCAAACATTATTGTAGAACTTGCAATAAACAAAGTAGTTGAACTACAAAAACAAGTACTCTTGACCGAAGCTAAGTTTATTAGTGTAAGTCAAGAGTACAATAAATTAAAAACTGAATATGAGATTTTGAAAAATAAATCGGATGAGTGGGTTGAATCATCGCAATCTACTTCCACCAGAAAAACGACCACTAAATAGTAAGAAGCTAGTTGTGTATTCATGGCAAAACCTAGCACTAGACAAGAACTTATTGATTATTGCCTAAGACAGCTGGGTGAGCCTGTTTTGGAAATTAACGTCGATGATGATCAGATTGAAGATCTAGTCGATGATGCGATTCAATATTTTCAAGAGAGACATTTTGATGGTGTTGAGAGGATGTATCTCAAACATCAAATTAGTCAGGCTGACATTGATTCAGCTAGAAGTAATACTGTAGCTTCTACTGGCGTTAAGTCGGATACTTTTAATCCAGAATCATCTGGTGTGTTGAATATTACTTCCAGTAATATTACAATTCCAAATCACGGGCTTATTACTGGATCTCCAGTTTATTATAGTTTTGGTGCAGGTTCTACTTCTATTGGAATTGCAACAACGGCTCTTGCTGGAGTAGGAACAACAAGTTTCCTTGGTATCTCAACGGACAGTGTTCTTCTTTATGCGATTGCAGATAACAGAAATCAAATCAGACTTGCAGCAAACAGTAGTGATGCATCAAGTGGTGTTGCAGTAACCTTTACTGGTAGCACTGGTATTGGATCAACTCATTTTATCACTACAAAAACAGAATTTACAGAAGCGAGAAATTATATTGAAATTCCCGATCACGTTATCGGAATCAATGGTATCTTCAGATTTGATGATAATACCATTACACAAAACATGTTCAGTATTTCTTATCAGATCTTCCTGAATGATGTTTATAACTTTAGTTCGATTGAGATGTTGACATACTCAATGACTAAAGAGTACTTAGAAACAATTCAATTCTTGATAAGCCCAGATAAGAAAGTAAGATACAACAAACGTGGTAATAGATTGTATCTTGATTTAGATTGGAAAGGTGTTTCTAAAGATGAATATGTTGTCATTGACTGTTTCCGCGTCTTAGATCCATCAGAGAACGAAAAGATTTTCAACGATAGTTTCCTGAAGAAGTTTCTCACTGCACTCATCAAAAAACAGTGGGGTCAAAACATGAGTAAATATCAAGGAGTTAAACTTCCTGGTGGCATTGAATTGAATGGTCGCCAGATTTATGAAGACGCTCTGAGAGAATTGGCAGAGATTCAACAGAGAATGACATTTGATTATGAACTTCCCCCAATGGACATGATCGGCTAATGGCTTTAAATCCATTCTTTCTTCACGGTTCTGCATCAGAACAAAGATTAGTCCAAGACTTAATCAACGAACAGTTGAGAATGTTCGGTGTCGATATTTATTACATGCCTAGAAAATTTCTGGGTAGTAAGACTGTAATGAAAGAAAATGTTCTTGCGAGGTTTGATGACAATTATGTCATTGAAGCTTATTTGCAGAACTATGAGGGGTTTGCAGGATCTGGAGATCTGATGACCAAGTTTGGTATCAGAACAACCGATGAATTGACTCTGGTTATTTCTAAAGAAAGATATGATGATTTTGTTGCATCTTTCTATGACACCACTTTAGCTGAGGAAGTTCTTGTCGCCAGACCAAAAGAAGGTGATCTGATTTATCTCCCACTTACAGACAGTCTTTTTGAAATCAAGTTTGTAGAACACGAGAATCCGTTTTACCAACTTGGAAAACTTTACATGTATGAACTCAAGTGTGAGTTGTTTGAATATGAAGATGAGGTCATCAATACAACTATTGAAGAGATTGATGATAATGTACAAGATATTGGTTATATTGCAAATATCACTTTTGTTGGTATAGGATCTACAGCTGCAGTCACCGCAGGAATCCTTACTGGAGCTGTCAACCAAATCATCATGATCAATGATGGTTATGGATATACAAGTCCACCAGCCGTTGCAATCTCCACATCTCCTGCAGGAATTACCACTGCAAACGCAACGGTGGTTGCCATTACAACCACAGCCGGCGCAGGATCTACAACATTCTCTATTAAAGAGGTTCAAATTACCAATCCTGGTTTCGGCTATACTCAACCACCAACAGTTACTTTCAGTGGTGCTGGCGGGGTCGGGGCAGTCGCCAGGGCTGGTATTGCAACAGAGGGTGTTACCCATATTGTCAATTCTTCTATCAGTACAACTGGTTCCAACTACGTCACTGCACCAGTTGTATCCATTTCTACTTCTCCTGCAGGAGTCTCTACAGCAAATGCAACCGCAGTTGCGGTTGTTGGAACAGGTGGAACCATTTCTGCAATCAGATTTACAAATGCTGGTTTTGGTTACACTATTGCACCAACTATTACAATCGCAGATCCAGCCTCTGCTGGAATTGCAACTGGAAACTTCTTCATCAACGAAGTAATCAGAGGGGAATCTTCACTCTCTACGGCTCGCGTCAAATCTTGGGATGCAGATACTAAGATTCTCAAGATTTCCAATATCGCAGATCCGTTTAGAATTGGTGAAGTATTAACAGGAACTGCTACCACTATTACAAATCCAGGCATGGCAAATACTGGAAGGTATGTAATCCAAACAATTCAATATGAAGACAAGTATGATCAATATGCAGAAAATATTGTGATTGAGAGTGAAGCTGATGATATTTTAGACTTCACAGAAACAAATCCCTTTGGGGAATTCTAAATATACATAAAACCAATGTTTGGCCAGTACTTCTATCATGAGATCCTGAGAAAAACCGTTATCGGTTTTGGAACTCTTTTTAATGCAATTGAGGTTCGTCACTCTGATGACAACGATGATGTTCAGAGTAGAATGAAAGTTCCTTTGGCATATGGTCCGATGCAGAAATTTCTGGCAAAAATTGAACAACAGCCAGAACTCAAAGGTAGACCTGCAATTACTCTTCCTCGCATGTCATTTGAAATGACGGGGATTAATTATGATGCATCCAGAAAAGCTTCTATTACTCAAACATTTAAAACTTGCAACACGGGAACTCTAGCAGATCTTAAAAAAGTCTACATGCCTGTTCCATACAATATTTCATTCCAACTGAGTATCGCTACAAAGTTGAATGATGATATGTTGCAGATTCTGGAACAGATTCTTCCATACTTCCAACCAGGATTAAATATTAGTATTAACCTCGTCTCTTCTATCGGAGAGAAGAGAGATGTTCCAATCATTCTTGAGAACATCAATATGACCGATGATTATGAGGGGAGTTTTGATAATCGTCGTGCAATGATTTCCACGTTAACATTTACCGCAAAAACTTATCTGTTTGGTAAGATTGCAGATACTTCCGATGGACTTATTAAGAGAGTTCAAGTGGATTACTTTGATGGTACAAACAGAGTCACTGCAAAGAGAATTCAAAGATACGCAGCTACTCCAAGAGCTCTTAAAGATTATAATGACGATGCGACCAATGCAATCAACAAAGATTTGACTGCAGAACAAACCGTACTTTCAGTTAACAGTGCATCAGGATTTAGCGTTGACGATTTCATTGCTATTGGTAATGAAAACATGCAAGTCCGTTCCATCAGTGGAAATGAACTCACAGTTTATAGAGCAGTTGATGGAACTACCGCAATTGATCACGTTGCTGGATCTGTTATAAATCTGATTAGTGGATCTAGAGATGCATCCTTGCCTCTCACTGGTGATGATGCTCTTATTATTGCAGGTGATGATTTTGGTTTTAACGAACTCTCATCATTCTACCAGGACTATAAAGAGTACTCACCATCACAAGGAACTGATGTTTAATTCTGAGGAACAACAATGGCGTTTGATGATATCGGGAAAGCACTTGACATTCTTA